GCCGTGAGGGTGCTTGCCTTTTTTCTTGCGTCCCTTCTTGAAGGCCTCGCCGTACGTGTAGTCGGCGCCGTCTTTATCAATGATGACGTAGCTGCAGCCAAGGGACTGCAGGCCTTTGAAGATGTTGTTAAGTGCTTTTTGTTCAAGTGCTGTGGTCATGATGACTTCCTTTCTGAGCTTTCGATTTCGGCAATGAGCCGGTTGAGGTAATAAACAGACTTCTTGACATCCACGAGTGGATTCTGGGGGTGCTTGACGCGGTAGCGCCAGATGTACCGAATGATGTGGCCGACGCAGATCGCCTCGAATGCGGGTAAGCCAACGGTTGCAGCCTTGATAGCCTCGATGCATTCCACCGTGCCGCCCGTGTAATGATCGGGGCGGTTAACGAGCTTGTCGGTCAGATGATCGTCAGTAGGGGGCTGGTTGATCAACTGATTTAGGCTGTGGCCGGTGATCATTTGAAGGGGTCCTCCTTGGATTCTTCATCATCGTCCTCATCCTCTTCGAACGAGCCGTCGTCCAGGTAGGCAAGTATTTCTTCCAATCGTTCTTCTCCATCACCGGATATTTCATTGATCGCCTCATCTAGGTGTTTCTTTGCTGCCCACAGCGCGTACTCCATGGAATCTTGGTTGCTGTCCACGCGGTGGCCGATGTTGTCCACAAGCAGATCCACAATGCCTGCGGCATGGCGGATGTTGGTATCAAGTTTGTCGACGTCTAAAGCCATTGAATGCTCTCCTTAATTTGCGAAAAAAGTTGTGGATAGGATCGTTGCGACGGGCACCCGTGGCGGCAACGACTCGCAACCAGTCATTGCCGTCATATGCTTTGCCTGTTTCGGCCAGCATCTTTTCCTGCATAAACTTCACCTGCTGAAGGGCCATGTCGCGTTGTGCTTGATACCTGCGCGCCACGGCCTTCCAGTATTCGATGTTGGACGTGTGGCCGGCCTCAGACAGTTTCATGGGCCTTCTCCTCGTAAGCGCGGTCGAGGTTCTCCCTAAACTCTGTTACGCCACGGGTAAAGGCCTGACCGTACAGGCTGATCAGGGCATCCTTGAGCTCAAGGGTATTGAAGGTCATGGTCTCGCCGTCGTCGTTGAGGGTGCCAAGCTTAAGGACTTCTTCGCGGGTTTTGCTGATGTGACTCATTTTCTTTCTCCTAGTATTTCGTCTTCGATGGTAATCATGTCCGACTCGTTGATATATCGTAGCAAATTCTGTTTACGCCCTGGTCCGTGGTTCCCGGTTACTGTAACGCTTTGGATGTCCACTTGCTCAGGAAGCCCAAACTCGGGTGGTTCAATCTCGTAATGAATGTCGACTTCAAGTTGTACGTACGTTGTGTGTACAGGCATCGGGTTCCTTTCTTCTTTCTGGGAAAACTGCGTCGTACTCGTTATTGATCAATCGTCCTACGGTCTGTGTTAAAGGGGCCTTGTTACGGGCGGCAATTTCTTTGAGCTTTGCCAGGTTGTCCCACCGAACGAGCACCGTGAACCAAGGTGTGTCGCGCTTGCTAGGGGACTTACGTTTTTCAGTCATGCAATCTCCTTTCTTGAGTATCTGAACTGTATCATAACGCCTACCGGTAGTGCAAGCGAAAAAAAGCCCCACTCAAGGTGGGGCTAACCCTGTGACCCAGGGAGGAGGAGAGAAAACCACTACGTCTGCTCTCATCATACTGCTTCTCCCCAGCTTGGGCCAAGCTCAATGTCCACTTTGCTGGGGACTTCGAGCTCAACGGCGTTCTTCATGATCTCGGCGGCTTCGAGTGCTTCTTCTCTGGAGTAGACTGACAAGGCAATCTCGTCATGAACCTGCAAAAGAAGGTTAAAACCTGCCTTATGAAGCGCAACCATCCCGGCCTTTGTCTGATCAGCAGCAGATCCCTGAATAAGTCGATTAAGTCCTTTATAAGTGAACGCTCGCTTAATGGATCTACCATATTCCATCACGGCCTGCTCATATGGAAGGGCTTTGTTTATGCCCCATTGAGTTGGTTCCCAGAGCGGAAATCGACACTTCCTGCCAAGCAAAGTACGGATCGCACCACCTGATCCGGGGTGCTCGATTCGTTTCATAACGGCATTAACAGTGCCTTTTAAGAACGGAACTTTCTGGTGAAATGTTGTCATCAATTCGCTGGCTTCCTCTACCGGTAGATCAAGCTGGTCGGCAAGTTTGTTCTTACCCATTCCATACATCAAGCCCAAACCAATTGTCTTAGCCTGCTTACGTTTAATGCCGGCCATGTCGGCCACCATCTGGTGAAAGTCCGTGTCAGGGTTCTCTTGATAGGCCTGAGCCATTTTTTCAGCGCCAGGAAGGTCGAGCATGGTGGCGTAATGCACCAGCAGGCGAGGCTCTTGAGAAGAAAAGTCGCAGGCGGCCCACTGGTGGCCGCCTTCAGGCAGGAACAGCCCCCTTACAAGGGGTCCGATGATCTCATGGCGAGCAGGTACTTGTTGAAGGTTTGGGTTTGCCATTGAGAGCCTACCCGTAACAGTACCTCCATCATCTGAACGAAGCTGATTGATGTGTGGATGTATTCGTCCATCACCTCTTGCGTGATCGAGATAGGGTCCCAGGAATGTACCCGCTGTCTTATTAAGCTCGCGAGATTCCACAATGAGTTTTGAAATAGGGTGGTCATGGCTTTCCAAAAAGCTTCGGGTGAAGCTTGGAGCTCCTTTTTCGGTCCTGGGATACTCAATCTTAAGCTTATCAAACGCAGATGCAATACTTGCAGCAGCCCAGATATCTACCTTTTGACCAGATATCTTCTTGATATCTTTGCCTAGTTGTTCTTCACGCTCCTGCATGTCAGTGATCAGTTTTTGAGCTTTGTGTGAATCAAAACGGATCCCTTTGAGCGTTATATGGACCAAAATCGGCAGGAGCTCTGTTTCGAGGTCAAAGATCGATTCCACCTCTTCTTTGCGCAGGACCGTCTTGAAGTGCTGCCAAAGCTTGAGCGTGAGCGCAGCATCCTGTTCAGCATAGTCGCCAACGTACATAGCCGGCAGCTTCCACAGCTCCTTCTTGGCATGCACGTTAAAGTCGTGAGCCGCGTCTTTTAATCCCTGCTCGGACTTAACTTCCTTGAGGTAATCAAAGCCTAGGGCGTTAAGGGAGTAAGAGAAGCGGTTCTCGTCAATCAGTGGTGCGGCCAGCATGGTGTCGATGATCCGGCCCTTGACTTCAAACCCTGCAGACAACAGCCAGCCCATGTCGTAGGCGGCGTTGTGCATCACCTTCGTGTTAGGAAGAAGCAGTGTTTTTCTGACAAAGTTCTCAACTAAGCGCTTGTCAATGTTGCCGCCGCCTTCGTGAGCCACGGGATAATAGCCACGCCAACCGTCGACTGCGAATGCGTAGCCAACGATGTAACCGTCTTTGCGAGCCCAGCCGGGGCCCATCTTCTCCATGTTTGGATCACAGGTTTCAAGGTCGATTGCAATTTCTGAAGCAGATGAAAGATCGGGAAAGTCATATGGGGGTACCCATTCTGTTGTTCTTGGAAATAATGGAATAGTCAAAGCCTGAATCCTCTTGAGTTGTTTTCTGGTTGGACGATGTGCAGTTCTCTTTTAGCTCGTGTCAGTGCAACGTAAAGCAATCGATTCATGTCGTCAGGGTTTCGTGTGTACTCTTCCATAAAGCGAGCAGACAAGTCCATGCGAAGCAAGACCTTCTCTGCTTCCCCGCCTTTTACTGCGTGGATTGTTGACAAGCGAACAGGAACTTTACCTGTAAGTTTAACGCCTCGACGTAACAAAGCGATGATGTAGTTGCGCTTGTCTTCTGCAATCTTTGTCAGTGCTTCATGCCAGATGGCATCTGTCAACAGGCCGTGGTCTTTTTGCAATTTGTTAATCGTGAACAGTTCTTCAGGGTCTGCGGTTTTTAGGTTTTTGAATCCACGTTTGATAAAATCAGAACCAAGATGCTTGTAGACCTGGGAGACCACGTTGAAAGGGACTTCTTTACCCTTACGCAACGTTTCCCACCCCAGAACGGCACTCATGATGGCTTCAGAAACGCTTCGATGGCCGTTACGCTCGAACAGAATGCCTTCGTCAAGCAGCCAGGAATGCATGGGCGTTAGCAGGTAATTGGTTGCGGCGAGTACAAGCCAGTCGTTGCCTTCGTGGATGTTGACCCGATCAAAGCGGTCGTACACAAAGACATCCCCCTCGTAGCCATCCTTTGGCTTCCACACCTTTGGCTGACGCTTGCGTATCCAACTGGATACACGGTTGGAAAGCTCGTGGATCTTAGGCGGCACACGATAGCTCTGGTCGAGAACAATTGTTTCACCAGGAAGATCAAGGAACGTATCGACGTCTGCACCGGCCCATTTATAAATAGCCTGGTCGTCATCCCCTGCGATGTAGCTTGTGGAGCTACGCGCTACAAGCTCTTTGACAAGGTTCCACTGCAGCCGAGAAAGATCTTGGGCTTCGTCAATAATCAGTGTTTCGAGCTTCGGCAGCCGATCGGGTTCAAGAACAATTCGTTCCAACAGATCGGTGAAGTCAAGCAGCATGCGTGTTGTTTTGTACTGCCTGTAGGTGCGCTCAACGAATTCAAAGTGAAACCATTCGATCTTCAAATTGCTTCGGTTGTAGTGCGAACGCAGGTCTTCGCCCTTGATCCGTGC